TTCGTATTCGCGGTCTCCTTTCCCGTTGACTCTCTGAGTTAACTTGTTTACGAGACACCGATTGCGGACTTGCAATAAATCATAGTCTCCCAAAACACATACGCCACACTGGCCTTGGATAAGCCAGTAGTAGGAATTTTTCCACCAGCCCATTCCGTCTATTTATAGACGCAGAAGTCATTCTTTGACTTTCCATGTAGCGACCACGCGCTCAGAATATTACGTTTTTTCCTGGTTTTTAGAAATCTTATTGGGGAGCTTCTGCTCCCCGTTTTGGGGGTGGATTTATCCACCCCCTCCCACTGAATTTATTCAGTATGTTAGTAGGTAAAAATACCCGACTTTAGGTCAAAATATATACAACGATATCATTTTGTGGCGAGTCCCTGACGGGATTTTCGTCGATAGCATCTTGAGACAATAGTAGAACGCTTGTTATAGAAAGTATTTGACGAGTTTAATGAGATATGCATTATATGGTAGAACCAGCCTTGCATAGATGAGGGAAGTAGCCGCCTCAGGCACTTCTGAAACTTTTTAGTTAGTCCATCACTCAACTCCGATATTAATATCCACACCTAGGAGCCTTTCGATTGCTTAAACCCCGCTTAATAACAAGAGTAGGTAGTACGTGTCGACCATGTCTGACTTCAACTCCAACCCAACCCCCCCCCAATCTTCTTCACAGAACGCGCAGGTGAGCGATATCACCGCCCGCCCCGTTTATGCCAATTGTGCCACTATTTGTAGCACTACTAGCGTCAATGTTCAGATAGAGGACAGACTCATGCACAGTGCACAGAGTTATTCCTTTGCTGACGATTTCTTCCTCGAATTTGAGGAACCTCCGGGTTATGAAATCACGCTCCGGCACATTACGATTGACCCAATCAGGAACAAAAGGCGTTCCATCACATTCTTTGTGTTCAATTACCTTGACATATATAAAGAGTGTAGTGAATACCTTGGCCATCACAATTTCTACTTGTGGAAAGATGGTTGCCACATTCACCCTTTCATTGATTTCATCAAAGAGGGTAAGTGGAGGTTGGACCTGATAGACCTTGGCCCCGAGACGCCAAAGGTCCCATCACTCTTGCGTATAGCACGCGATGCCTGTCTCAGGGATCGATTCCGCGCTGTATTGCAGAGTGGTGGACATACATTTTTGCCCCAAATCATTGCAGACTCAGAGCTGCAAGATAAGATTGAGGACGCTGTGATCCTCCTTATGGGCTTAATGTCTAGCGGTTCTTGGACCAATAGAGCAGCCCTTGTGCTTATGGCTTTGAAAAAGCACAAGGTGAGCATTAGTGGCGACGAAATTAGTCACATGCTCGCAACCATTAAAGAATGGTTTGTTGCCTCCCCCCTTCAGAGTGGTGAAGATTCTGAAGATTTTACGCCTTTTTCGGAAAAGGCCACATCATTTTGGCGTCAAGTTTCCAAAAGTGATTTTGCACAAGGTCTTGGTAAGATCCTTGTATTTTTGCTATCACTTTTTAGCTTTGGCGTTAAAGGCAACTTGAAGTACTTCATGTCCACAATCCGGTATAGCGGCGCGGCCGCAATTTTCGATGGTGGTGACATGATTCTTGGTGTTCTTAAGGGTTTTGAACTCGTGATAACTCGCGTTTCTCAATTCTACAGCACTGGGAGATGGGACACTTTGTTCCATAGTGAGTCAACCTATGCCAAATTTGACGAATTGTGTCGTCAGGTTAAGGTTGATTATATCAAGTTGCGTAGACATGATCCTTGCATCAATAAACACGATTTGCTCACTACCATCCGTGACCTTATTCAACAGGCCAACAACATGATTAGCATGGCCAGCAGGTTGAAACTCAAGGATAGAGCAGTCGTTGATGTTTTTAGTCATCTGATTGAGCTTGAACGCTTAAATTCAGAGATATCGGTTAAGATCGATGCTCAGAAACCGCGTGAAACACCATACGGTATGATCGTGTGTGGGCAATCGAGTGTGGGTAAAACCTCATTTTTGAATTGTGTGCACATGTACAAAGAGCATTTACGTGGGCGTAAGAACGCTTCTCCTCAGGATATTTATATCCGGAATCCGGAGGATGCGTACTTCACTAATCACGACTCGACCAAGACTACCATTGTTGTTGATGATGCAGCAAATGTTCGACCGCAACGTGTGGTTGGCGTGGATAAGACGATGAACGAAATCATTTTCATAGTGAATTGCGTCCAAGCCATGCCACCATATGCAGATCTTGCAGATAAGGGCCAAAACCCATTGATGAATGATCTAGCGGTGTTCTCCACCAATGTTGCGGATCTCAACATTCCTTTGTACTTCAACTGCCCACTGGCTGTCGCTCGTAGATTACCAGTGAAGGTAGAGCTGTTGGTGCGCAAGGAATTTAGAGTTCCTGGCAGTCACATGCTTAACTCTGAATTGGTTCCTGATGTATCATACCCTGATGTGTGGTGTATTAAGGTCTCAAAGTGCAAAGTGCGACCCGGTGAGGAGGAGCTCATGTGTCAGAATTTCCTGTACGAGGATGTTGGCGAGTTTACCCTCCCTCAATTCCTAGCTTGGTTTAAGAAAGACATTACTAAGCACAGGAAAAACCAAGCTGGCATGATCAAGTCCATTGAATCATTGGCTGTTGTTGAATTCTGTCCAGAGTGCGACATGCCATCGAATTTGTGTTCTTGCCGAGTTGAGATCCAAGCTGGAGATGAAACTAACACCCTCATCGATGCACTGAAGGTCCTGGCTGTATACCATGGGCTTACTTTTGCTCGAGGGTGGGTGGAGATGGCCGTTGCGCATGCCGCTGGTTTAACCACCATCACTCTCGCCGAGCTTGTGACGCATGTGCTGGTTGCACTAGTATCCCAAGGCATGGTGATGGCCGCAGGGGTGGCTCTCGTGGTTGTTAATCGCGATGAGATCCTCTCGTCAGCTGTGACCATTTGCAAGGATTTTGTAGTTGCTCGAATCACTTCAACCTTCACTGAAACCAGTGAGGCCGCAGTAGGTTCTATCGCCGAGCTAGGAAGGAAAGTTCATTCTCTGTTGGGTGGTACCACTAAAGCACTTGTGGTATTGGGTCTCGTGACAGCTGCCATTGGGGCGCGTGTTATTTATAACCACGCTACCTCTGGTGACCAAGCAGATATGATAGGTTTCAAGCCTGTCAGCAAGAATGAACGCGAGAGTGTCTGGAAAAAGGACGACTATCCTATATCCAATTTTGACATTCCGCGCCAAACTGGTTCTCTTAGAACCTTGGGCCTGGATGAGCAGGTGAATTTCCTCGCCAGGAATATTTGCCACAATAATGCTCAGTCTGCGTCCGACCCCGCACGTGGGGTTGTTTCATCAATGTTGTGCGTGAAGGGTAACGTTTTCATCGGTTGTGGTCACACTATACCGGAAAAACGATCCCAAAACATGAAAATGGTTTGGCAGGAAGGCACCAAGGGTGTGACTGCTAATCATGACGTCAACTTTGACTCGACTTCTCGTCGCAAGGTCAACACCGATCTTTACACGTACTTCATCACTGACGCTCAGCCTCGCAAAAGTTGCGAAGAACTATTCATGCCAAAGGTTTTTTCGTCGAAAGGCAAGAAATTTGATGGCGTGCTAGTCGGTAGAAACAAGGACGGAAAGGTCTATACCAACATGGTTTATGAATGTGAATTCAAGAAGACCACCTTTGATGGTGAAACCTTTGACTCGTGGGTTCCTGCTCGATGTGAGAGGAAGACCGTGCGAGGCGATTGTGGAAGTGTTCTGTTGTTGTTTACTCACAGTGGACCCATGATCGCGGGTTTTCATCGACTTCTGTTCGAGAGCTTGTTTTCTTGGCATATCGCTATTACAGCATGCCACAGGGAGGACTTGCCAGACTTGTCAGGAGTTATTGGTAGAGGTGACCCCAAGTTGCATTCACCGAGCAGTCGGTTTGGAGAGTTGCAGGCGCTCCATCCAAATTCCCACGTTAGGTTCATAGAGACAACTTCCAGAGCGGAGGTCTTTGGATCTTTTAACGTGTGGCGTTCGGAACATCGATCAAAGATGCGCAGAACCGTTTTTTACGATGATCTGGTAGCTCAGGGTATTGATCCCCAGATGCTGCCAGCCGTCATGAGCGGTTGGAAGGCTGATCAGAGAAATTTGATCAAGCTAACAACTAACAACGTTGCCATCAACGAAGTTATTTTGCGTGCCGCAGGTGAGGCCATGTTGAAATCTTGGGAACCTGCACTTCCTTTCGCAAGAGAGGAAATGATGATCTTTGACATCAACAGCGCCGTGAACGGTGTTGCTGGCATGCGATTCTGTGATAGAATGAACTTCAATTCTAGCGCTGGATGGCCATATTGTGCATCTAAGCGTGAATTCATCATTCCGGCACCAACTGAGGATGATGAACACAGGGTTGTACTCACTGATGAAATTATGGCTGATGTGGCACACGTCCTTGACGAATATGCTAAGAACAACACCAGCTGTACAATTTTTCAGAGTGCTAAGAAGGACGAGATGAGACCCATTCAGAAAGTGTTAGACGAAAACACGCGCAATATTAATGGAGCTCAATTTGGCTTTACTGTTGTCATGCGTCAACTGACCATGGCAATGACTCGGATCATGCAACTGAACCCTGATATTTTCAACCTGTGTGTAGGTTTGGAATGTCAGACTGCGCAATGGAGCGAATTGCTTGCGCGTTTGAAGAGGAAGGGATTCACCAAGTGGGTTGCCATTGATTTCACTGGTTTCGACTCGTCGTTCATGACCAAGTGTATGAAGGAGGCATTTCGTGTGGTGCTAGCGTTTATGGATAAAGCTGGTGCAACGGAACAACACAAAAAGTATTTCAAGTGCATGTCATATGACTTGATGTATTACATGGTGAACTTTTGCGGTACGTTGATGCAGTTGTGCGGGAAGAACCCATCAGGACACGCATGGACGGTCATCATCAACAGTATCGTAAACGAGTTGTATATGCGATATGCTTTCATCATTCTGCACCCGACATTCAAAGAAGAGATGGAGTTCGACGATTTGTTGAAAATTGCTCTCGAATTTGATTTTAATGTCGCTCTTGCCACCTTCGGCGATGACTCCTTCAAAGCCGTTGCGAAGGAGTGCGCGTGGTACAACCACACGGCAATCAAGGATGCGATGGCCAAATTTGGAGTTACAGTTACAATGGCTGATAAAACTTCAGAGTCACGGCCGTACATCACTGAAGATGAAGTTTCGTTTCTGAAGCGGAAATTTGTCTTTAACAGTGAATTCGGCAAGCACGTCGCACCCTTGGAACCCATGTCCATCTACAAGTCTTTGTGCTGGAATCGACTGTCAAACGTTGACTCACCGGCTGAGACTTTGGCTTCTTGTGTGATGTCAGCCACTTACGAGTGGGCGTGGCACGGACGAAAGAAGTATGATGAAGAGATGGAGCGCCTGCACACATTGTGTGATAAGTACGACATCAAGTACACGAAAATTCCATTTGAGTTCTTTGTTGATAAATTTAAGAGCGATTCTGCGGCATTTTACGCCGACATGGAAAAACGTGGGAAGACGTTTGAACAATCTGCAGTGTGTGATTATATGCCCACATATTATCTGCCAGAGATGCGTAGTGTAATTAGGAACGAAGGACCTTGCACTTTTTATACCACCTCCTGCGACTTTAATGTGTGGGAACAACTGGGTTTTGACATAGGGATATTCTGTCTCTTTATCACCACGTATGTGACCCTGTTTTTCTACCTGATGTTTAAATACAATTCGTCTTGGAGATCCTTCCCAGTGTTTGCATTCGATGCGAGCGCTTTTCTCCAGATAGTTGTACATCTGGCATTCCACTCGGCCAAGTTTAGAGTAATCCATTACATGGTCTTGTGGAATATGTGGCGCCGCCTGGTGTCACGTCGCCGCTAACGCGGTGGCAAACCAAAGATGTGCCCGTCATTTAGTGATCTTTGCACCCATCCCCCGAGGGTGTAGTCGCACGGTGACGGATAAGGGACTCCTTATTTAGGGAGCGCGGTGAACCTGCCGCAGGGGGCCTTCTCGGCCGAGAACTCATGGATGTTTGAGTGAACCCCATGTTTTATACAGCACTTGCTTCAATTACAGCTAATAGTACCACCGACTCAGCAGACTCAGTCAGCAGAGCCAAGATGAGCGGAACGTCAGAAGTGTTTACCTCGCAGACAGTGTCATTCAATGATGCCGACTCGGGTGAACACGTTGTTTTCGCCTCAGCCCCCAGTGATCAAGCGGTGGACCAAAAGTCCGTCGCTCTCACTGGGTTTCTCGAGCGACCGACGCTCATTCAGACTATTTCTTGGACTGAAGCGGCGTTTGCGGAACTTTCCATTGATCCGTGGACGCTGTTTCTCAACAACAGTTACATTAAGAATAAAATTCAGAATTTCGCTTTCTTGCGAGGTAACCTGAAGGTCAAAATCGTGATGAACTCGGCGCCATTTTACTATGGTGCCATGTTGGTGTCTTACGCGCCAACGCCCAATGACATCCTTGCTTTGGGTGTTAGTTCTTCGCGATTGGTACCGTTGTCGCAGCGGCCTCACATGTGGGTTTACCCGCAGTTAGGCACAGCAGGAGAAGTAACCCTTCCATTTTTGCTGCCATACAACTACCTTGATATTACTTCTGCAAATGCTGTTACGTTCATGGGACGTCTGTTATTTACACAATATGCTCCACTACAGAGTGCTAATGGTGCCACGACGAACGGAGTCACTCTTCAGGTTTACGCCTGGATGGAGGATCCTGAAATCACCGGCCCAACGTTCCGGGCTGCACTGCAGTCTGGTTCAGACGAGTATGGGAACGGTCCAGTTTCTGCTCCAGCAGCAGCGATTGGTAAGTTTGCCTCGCATTTCCATAGCATTCCGATAATTGGTCGTTTCGCAAAAGCGACCACAATTGGAGCATCCGCGGTTTCGCACATCGCCAAACTATTCGGCTGGTCGAATGTCCCCGTCATAGAGGACGTCCGGCCCTTCAAGAATGTGCCATTCCACGATATAGCGTCGGCTCACATCTCAGAGCCAACCTCAAAATTTTCGCTTGATCCGAAAGCGGAATTGTCTGTTGATCCCTCCATCGTTGGGGGGCCTACGGAAGATGAACTAGCCGTGTCATATCTCGTTCAACGGGAGTCTTATTTGACACAGGCTCAGTGGGCAACTACTGATCCAATCGGCAAGTTGTATTTTTCGACTAAAGTCAATCCAAATTTAGTGTCTGTTTCCGGCGCGTCCCCAGGGGGCACAGTCGCCATTTATCAGACACCCATAGCTTGGGTGGGAACTTTGTTCGCAAATTGGCAGGGGGATATTATCTTCCGGTTCAAAATTGTGGCTAGTAAGTTTCACCAGGGGCGCTTGCGCATTTCCTGGGACCCAGTGGGTTTGACTAACACATCAGCAGACATGTCCAATGTTCTTTTCACCAAGATCGTTGACATTTCGGATAATGATGAAGTGGAATTTCGTGTTCCATATCTTCAAGAATTCCCTTGGCTACTCAACAACAATAACCCGGTCAGTGACAATTGGTCTACTACTGCTGACAAGATCGCTTCTCGAGCGATCGACAACGGAGTTTTGTCTGTTCGGTGTTTGACAAATTTGTCGGCACCAGTAGACGTCGCGCCCGTGCAGATCTTAGTATTTGTACGTGGCGCCGACAATTTTGAGTTCGCCAACCCAATGGAATTGGATGATTATGATAAGTGTTCTCATATCACCATGCAGTCTGGGGACGCGCCGTTCACGCCGTCCACCCAAAATCCAGATCGTTTCTTGGTGAACTTTGCGGATCCTGTGCCATCGCTTCGGCTATTATTGCGCAGGTCTTGCAAAGTTGATGTTATCCCAATTGGTCGGAAGGTAACAACCTCTGATCTATCAGGAAATATCGTACACTACATGACTAAATTCCCGCCACCTCCTGGATATGATCCATACGGAATGTTCACTGCGAAGGGTGTAGAAGTCCCTGCAACGACGTTCCAATACAATTATTCCAACATGACTTATCTTGAGTGGATCGCTTCCGCTTTTGTGGGTATGCGTGGTTCGGTGCGTTGGCATTACAATATTGATTGTGATGGCAATGGACCGTTCTCGAATGTCGAAGTACGCCGTCTGTCTAATGCTCTAATCGGAGCACCTGATGGTCCACAGTACGTGACTACCTACATCGGAGCTGATTCATACAGCAAGCAGGCGTCCCGATGGTCGCTTGATAACCATGAACACAACGGCGGTGGTGGCATCATTGTCAATAACATGAATGTCCAACCTGGAATTTCGTTCGAGATGCCGCACATGTCATCAGCGAGATTTTATCATCCCAACCCTAATTACTACTCACGTGGTGTGCAGGGTGACCAAAGTCAACGTGACACCTACAAGGTGACCATTTCGACTAGGCCATCCACACGAACGAACACGCCCAACACGGTTTTGCACCGATACTGTTGCGCAGGAACTGACTTTTCGTTGTCATTCTTCCTGAATGTTCCACCACTCTATTACAATACAGGGATGGGTAATGTACCAGTTTAGAGTTTAATTACTCGGCCTTAGCGAGGACGATCGCAATCCCAACCGGCATGGTTTAGCCGGATCCATCTCTCATACTACGGTGAGTGAGACGGACAATTTACAAAGATTTGTACTACTTGTCCGTCAGGATAAGTATAGAAACCTCCGCGG